CCGCCGCAGAGGTCAAAGACGATCCGGTCGAAGAGGCTTTCGCTCCCGCCCGCTCCTGGATTCGTTCCGCCGCTCCCCGTATCCTCTGCGCAATCGAGGAGATCGGGTTGCAGTCGAAAAAATCCTCGATCACCTCGAGGGCCGTCTCGGGGGGCATGGCCCATTGGAGATCCTCGGTGCGGGCGTCGAGCTCGTGCATGGCCTCTCGGACGTCCCGGCCCTCCTCGATGAGGACCACGGCCAGGGCCCGTGGCAGGTTTCGGCCCAGGGCCGCGAGAATGTTCCCGGCCTGCATGCCGGTTTCTGTGATGCGCACGGATTCGAGCAGGGGCAGCAGCAACCCCAGTTGCCCCATGACCACGGGGCGTTGCAGGTAGGTTTTGTTGCCGATCTGGTATTTGCGGATGTCCGCCATGCCGATTTCCTCTATGTAATCGTGATGGTCAGTTCGTCGTCTCCGGAATTCATTCCAAGGGCGAAGGGGACCTGGTAGGCCAGGACCCCGCTTCGATCCTGGTAGGAGATCTCCTTGTACTGGCACTTGGGCGCGGCCACGGTGACGATGTTCCCGGAGGCCGTGCCGATCGGGCCGATGCTTAGGGCCAATGCCGAAGCAGCCTTCCAGTTGGCCCAGAACGTGTGGGTGGCCTCGGTGACCGTCTCCGGGTCGAAGCTCCCCTGGGGCTCGCGGTTGGCGATGATCCACTCGACGATGCCGTTGGCCGCGTTGAGGGATCGTCTGGGGGCCAGGGTGGCATTGAGGTCGATTTCGAGCTTCTCGGCAACGGCGGCGTAGCCGCCGATGCTGAGAGAGGCTCCGAGGACCGGCACGGGGACCACGCTGCTGAAAGTTTGGGCTCCTGGGCTCGCGTCCGCCGGGTCGTTATAGAGGCCGCTGAACTGCCAGGAAACCGTCGCGTACTTACCCACCTCGAAGTTGAGCTTGAAGGTCCCGCGGCACCCGGTGATCTTGTGGAAAATGCCGTCCTTGTAGACGTACAGGGTGCAGGATTCGACGGAGGCGGACACGGGAGAGTAAACGATGGACACCCCGGCATTGACCGTCTCCAGCATTCCGCAGGCGCGAAAGAGCGCGCCCTCCCAGCCGAACGCCGGCAGGCTGCCGCGGGTCCCGGTCCCCTTGAGCTCGGTTTCGAAGGAGACCTCGGCGTGCCGGACTCCGCGGACAAAGGTCAGCTGAGAGATGGACGCCTTGAGAAAATCCCGCTGGAGGGTTTCGCCCTGGACCTTCATGTCCACGTTCTTTACCAGGATGGCATTGGCTGAGACCGTGGGCGTCGGGTCCGTGCCGTATTGGGATTCCACTTTTGCGAGTATTACGGTTTTTCGGGTCAGCATTTATTTTCTCCTCTTTGCGGGACGATCGGCGGGCATTTTTACGGGATGCTCCGAATCGAGCGGCTCAACGATCGCCCCCATCTCCTCCGTGGTCTCCAGGGCGGGTTGGTCGTCGGCCTGCTCTGGGTCGATCACCACCTGCCCGCCGTGTTTTACCTGGATCTTCATGCCTTCCGGTTCTTTACTCATAGAAAACCCTTTCCCTGGCCTCGATCACGAGCTCTGCGTAATGGCACAGCACGGTTCCGAATTTTCGTATCTCCACTCGGTCCACCTGGACCGGCCCGCTGTCGATCACGGTGCCGTTCAGGGAATGATTCGATCTGAAAGCGTCCTGGATCCTCTCAATTTCCTCTTGAAACACGAGCTCGGTTCCGGAGGGATCGTTCAAGCCGTAGTAGCCTCGCAGCAGAAACTTGTGGGCCCGTTCCATTGTTGGGATGTTGTCACGCGACACAGCCGTCGCCTGCCGCGTGATCGTCCAGCCGTGAATCCTGTCGTTCGAGTCTTTGAACAGCGCCAGGAACTTGTTCATCTCGACGGCATATCGGTCATATTCATGGACCGCCCCCATGCCTTCGACGGAGGCCAATACCTGGGCGATTTGCGCTCGTATGTCAGCGAGTCCCACGCTCGATCCTCCTTGCAACCCGGGCAGGGATGGTGCGCAGTTGCGCCATGATCCAGGAGTCCAGTTCCTCGATCGTTCGCTGGAACATGTGAGCTCCTTCGAAACCGTGATGTTTGATCTTGCGAGCGATGGCCAGGCCGACGCTGCCGGCCTCTTCCTCGGGAATGCCAAGTTTTCGAACGGCCCACAGGGCAATTGGTTCCACGGGCGGCATACGCTTTCCGGGACGTCTCCCCAATTCGACCACCTCGCCGTATTCAATCGGGGTCCCGACGATCCCGATCACTCCGTCTCCACGGGGAATCACCTCTCCGTGGATGGACCCGGCAAGCCCGCCGGCCGCTCCAACCCCTCGCGGAGTTTTCTCGACGACTTCCTTTTCGACCCGCCGTGCAATGACCCCCAGCACGGTGCGCATTTCGGACCGCAGGACCTGGGGAGCCACGGACGCCAGGGTGCGGATGCTTTCGCCGAGATCGACGGAGATTTGCAATGGCCGTTCCATCGCCTTACCTGTACTTTCGAGGGTGAGTTACACGATCCCATCCCCACGGGTAGACGACATCCTGGTCCTGGGTGTAGGATGCCGGCTTCACCTTTTCCTGTCCGAGCCCCATGTGGGCTTCGTACTGTTTCTCGTATCGCTTTGCCAGTGCGGCATATTCCCTGCGCTTGCTGGTTTGGTCGACCACCTCGGCACCCAGGGTCGCCTCTTGGTTTTGAGCGTAATAGGCCGCCAGCATATCGGCAAAATAGGAGGCCGCCAGGCATTGCACGCCTTCCTCATCACAGGCGGGCACGGTGCACACGTCGCTGTCGTCG